CACAGATAATGGCTGTCATCTCTTGGCCGTTAGCTTTCATAGCGTAAGAAATTTGTCTGCCTTGTTGGTGGCCAGCAAAGCAACTCATGTGCTTTTTAGATAACAATGCTGCACTAGAGCCAATAGGTCTGCCCATAGCACCCGATGTAAAGTAGTGAGCGTAAGCTATGCCGTCAATGACTATAACCTCTAAGAATGGGATAACTTCCCAATCTTGGTAAGGCAAGTCATCAATGGAGATAAGGCCGTCTAGCTTCCTATCCTCGTTAATAGCACGATTAATACGGTCTTCATGGTTGCCTAGCGTTAAAACCATTCTAGGCTTGTATTGCTTGTGTTTAAAACTTTTAGCTTGTTTGTTGTAGTCATATATAGGCTGTAGAAGGGCATCCATAGCCTCTCTAGCAGCCCAAATATCTTTTTGGTAGCTACGACCTTCAAATGACTTTTTACCCACATCATAAGAAGAAAGGGACTCCATATCAGCGAAGTCCCCTATACATATAATTACATCAGGCTTTTTGTCTACAATGTATTTACCTATGCAGGTTAGGAATGTAAAGTCATTCCCATCTTTAGCCTGAACATCAGGCAACACGAAGTGTGTCTTAGTGGGTTTTGTCAGGAAGCTCATAATATAGTTGTAAGTCCTCATCAGAGAAAAGCACTACGCAAGTGCCATCCTCTGTATACATTACAAACTCATCGTTGTCAATACCTACTTCTTCAATTCTTTGACCTACCAACTTGTCAAATAATGCCTCTAATTTTTGTTGTTGATTCATTTGTCAGCTTTGTGGTCTAGCTTCTCAAAGATACGGTTAAGAACGGCCTCTAAACGGTCTAGCCTAGCCTCTAAGTCTTCTTTACGGACATAAAATGTAGGTAAGTCAACCTCAATGGCTTTTACATCACGCTTTAGGTCTTGAACGGCATCCCATAGCTGACGAGCAAACCAGCCCAAAACAGAAAGAACTGTACCGCCTACTATGTTGATTAAGTTTTGAGTTTCCATGCTTAACCTTTCATTATGTACGCTAGTGCATAGTATGGAGGCAAGTTAGCGTTTGTTGCGCTTACACCCTCCGTGCTGTTTGAAGTTGCCACTGTAATGCCTGTAGTAGCGGACGCTGAAGTAGCATTAACAGAAGTATTTGCTGCACCAATTTGCGTTTGGTTAATACCTCCAGAGCTAGTGCTGCCAGGAAGGTTGTGAGTATGGCCTGGGTCTGTAACTGTTGATGTAGCCGTGTGAGTGTGGCTTACTAAGACTGCATTTGCGCTACCACCAGTGGCTGCTACAGCGTATGTAGAACCTGCGCCAACAATAAACCTATCTCGCAAGTCTGGAGTGCTATTAGAGCCGTTACACAAATACCAACCGCTAGGAATAGAGGCAATAGAGCCTGACCACATTGTAATAACGCCAGTAGGAATGGCATCTGGAATTGATGGTATGGCTGGATTTGTTAATTGAAACTGTGTTCCGTCGTATACAACTTCAGCAACATAACCTGAAGGGATATCGCCAGTAACTAATGGTGTAGTGCCATTCTTTGTGATTGCTTTAGCGCCAATGCTGTTTATGTTGATTGTAGCAGCACCTGTGTTAGCACCAGCAGACACGAATGTAAACTTCTGACCAGTAGCGTAAGCAGTCATACCTACAGCGCCTACAGCAGTAATTGTGTTAGTGCCAGCTACGCTTGTAAGGTATGTTAAGACACCATCTTGAACCTGACCTGCGGAGGTGTACATATTACGCACTGTAGCATTACCTACATTGGTGTGAGCAAATGTTCCCATAGGTAGGTTAGCAGAAGGTGTTGTTTGACCGTCAGAGGCTACAGACCCTGTAAGAGCAGTAGCCATGTCAGCTAATGTGCTATTGGCCCATGTTGACGAGATTGTAGTCCCTGTGGTGACAGGGTTTCCTGCTGGCAGGTTGTATGTGCCTGAACCGTTACGTGCCATTTATTGCTCCTCTTGTTGTGCTTGATTCATTTGATACAACCCTAATGCCGCTTTGTTTGCTTTTGGTAAAGATTGCAATGCTCCAGGCTTATATGTTTTTTGTTTCTGTAACATTTTAGATAGTGCTAAAGCTTTAGCTGCAGGAGGAATTGTCATTGGCCCAGCAATACCCAATAATGCACCTATAGCAGCTCCTGGAGGGCCTCCAAGAACAGCACCAGTACCAGCACCACCACCACCACCTAAATATGAAATAATGGCTTTAGTTTGACTTACTTCTGGGTTAGGAACTTTAGAACCTTCCCTTGAAATAGTTGGAAAAGCATCACCAAACTCTGCAATAGCTTTAGCTTGACCAGTTAATGGCGCATCTTTAATCCATTGACTTTTTAATTCAGATGCAACAACATCGCCAGTTGATGTGTTTAATGCACGATCAATAGAGTGTATTTTAGCTAAATCAACCCTTGATTGTCTTAAGTTTTGAACTAAATCTGGCATATTATGCACTTGCGCCAATGTTTCTAATTGACTTTCAAGGTTGCCTACTTCTGCATCTTTAGCTCTAGCCAATCGTCTGCTTTCATTGCGATTAGAACCTGTTCTTGTATCAGCCCAATGACCTTGTGCAGCCTCTCTAGCTTCATTAATTTCAGTAATTAATGTTTTGCCATCTTTAACAATATCTTTAGTGGTAGCTTTACCTGTTCCCATAGACTTGGTTGTAGATTGACCTACTACACCGCTAGGTAATTGTTCTGCTTGTTTGTATGGGCCAGATTTAGTTGTTTTTAAATCAGATATAACTTGTTTTGAAAAAGCAACATCTTCAGGCAACCCTAAATACTGTTTAGCAAGGGCATTAGTTTGTGCTTGATTTCTTTTTGCTGCATCTTGTAATGTAGCCGCTTTGCCACCAACGCTTTCTAAAGTATTACTTAAAGCAGATGGATTATATAGAGAGCGAGGTATGGTATAACCAGCATCTAAAGATTGCTTAATAGTTGCATCCATTGTTGCATTTTGCGCTTTTAATTTATTTAACTCTTCAGCAGATTTACCAACAAATTCACTTCCTTTGGCCAATGGTTTAGTAACAGCGCCTACAGGATTAACATCACCACTAAATTTTGATAATGTGTCACCTAGCTTAGTGGCTTTGGCAGATTTAGCAGCAACACCAGCACCACCAGTAACCATAGACAAATCAGCAGCAAACTTAAATGGATCAGTAGCTAATGTATTTTTAATTCTAGGCCAACTACTATAAGATTCACCTAAACCTTGATTAAAAGCATTAGCCGCCATTTCAGCTCTTTTTGCGCCCTCTGGATTAAATTCATTAATAGCGCTTACAGCTTGTTCAGGCAATACTTTTTTTAAGTTACCAGTTAATATATCGCCTAGTCCTTGAGCAGTTTTTACTGGAGTTAAGAACGACCCAACTATTTCTGATACGCCTTTAATTGTGCTAGGCACAGCGTTTTTAACAGCCATGCCACCTGATTGAAACAATGAACGGTCAGGAATGTTAACAGACTTTTTGAACTGCTGTGGAGTTAATCCTTCGCTTGCTAAATAACCATCAATATGCTCTGTAGGTGCATTTTGGTCAACCATCTTTTGCACATTTTCTATAATTCTAGTATCTGTCATTATAGTTGGCCTCTAGGTTTTAATCCGTATGTATTAACATAATTAGGTTTAGCTCCTGATGCAGCCCCAGGTGCAGGGTTAACATTTGACCATTTTTTCATTTCAGGATAATCAAATATGGAGCGTGAAGCTTCTGGACTAGACATCCAATCTCTTTCCAACCTAGACAAATCGCCTTGACCAAGAGCCTTATCATAGTTTTCACGATAGTATTTGGCTTCAGAATTTTTGCGTTTAATAATTGCTCGTTGCAAATCATTAATGTATTTGTTAGCTTGTGGAGTATTGCCTAAACTTGCGTAAGTTGCTTTAGCTCGTACTGCATCGCCTTCTGCTTGAACACCTTTAGCCATGTTAAGTTCATCATTAACTTGACGAGCTTGTATGGATTTGAATGTTTGAGCATTAGAAGCCAACGCTTTAGCATCTTCATCTTTGTAACCAAGACCAACTAAAATTGAAGCGGCTGTAGCTTTAGCCTCTGTTCCCCACCCTGTTTGTTCATTAATTGGCAAACTTTCTAAAGCGTCTAAGCGAGAAGCTACAAGGGCATTAGATTTTGCGGAATCTTGAACAGGTCTATAAACATTTTTAGTAAAGTCTTCGTTAGCGTTAATTCTTGCGCTAGTTTCAACTTTAGGCATATTTATTTCTGTTCTTGCTGGCTGTGATACTGCTTGGTCAATTTTGCCTGTATCAAGATTTCTAATAACAACTTGACCGCCTAATACATAAGGTTCTGACCAGCGTTCAGCAGCTTTTTTCTCTTTAGGATTTTCTGCTAATGTTATTATCTTTCCACTAGCGTCACGACTAAGTAATTTTTCATCGCCAGCAAGTTTAAATGGTTCATTGCGTTTTTGATAAGCTTCAAATCTATTCATCATTAATTGTTCAGCTAGTTTAGGGTTTTTTGTAGCTGCTGCATAATCAGTAAACGCTTTGTTAATGCTTTCAGTAGTTGGTTGAACTGTTGATGTTGTAGTAGTTGGCACAGAAGTGGTGGATGTGCCTGTCATGCTTTGTGTGCCATACGGTGAGGTAGGTGCAACCATTTGACTAGCATTGCTTGTAGGGCTGTAATTAGGGGCAGTTTGAACCGTATCGCCAACAGACAATTGTTTAGCTAACCCTGGAGCATAAGTAGTTTCAGTTTTAGTTGTAGGCTCAAATGCTTGACCAAATGTTTTTAAAGCATCAGCCATTCTAGTTTTTTCAGCAGTTTGATAATCGCCATATTTTTGCATAGCAGCTTTTTCTTGTTGGCCACCCATATACTTATTAGCCAAAGTAGCTAAATGTTGTGTCCATGATGGAGCTACATAATGGCCTGATACCATTTGACCTTGAGGCGCTTCTTGTTGACGCAAGGCATCAGCAAATTTAAGTCTGCGCTGTAATTCAAGCTGCATCATTGTATCGTCTTGAGGCATTTGCTCTTGACCACCAAATGTAGGTAAGTATTGTGCAAAATCCATATTAAACCCCTAACATTGCGTAATTAACACCTTTAAAGCCATTGTCCATTTCAACAACAGCCTCTGGCATAACCGCTTCAACTTCTTGAGCAATAACACCAATTTGTCTGCCTTCAGGCAAATCATAGCCATCTTTGTAATTATATGAGTAAAGGTTAAGGCCATTATTTAATGAACCAATTTTAGTTATGTTTTCTTTAGCATTAATATCAGATGTAAATATTGCTGGGTTACTTAATGCCGCACCGCCTAGACCCATTAAACCACTCATAAACCCACCACTAGCAGAGTTAGCAGCGTTTGTAGCTGCCAATTGAGCGTTGTAACCTTGTTGAGTAGCACCTAGTATATCAGGGCCAGCAGTTTGGGCTTGTTGAGGTGTAGAGGCAAAGTTTGGGTTTTGCACTTGAGAACCTGTACGCAATGCGTTAATAACATTGATAGGTTGCATTTGATTGTAAGCTTCTTGTTGAAAAGCTTGTTGATTAGCACCTAAACCAACATTCATGCCACTTGTAATAGCACCAAGTTGACGATCGTTTTGACTCATAGCCAATTGGCGTTTAGCATTTTGATAAGCCTCTGTGCCTTGAGCAATACCTTGGTTAGCTAATTGAGCGTCAGACATTTCGCTCTCTTGAGCAATTTGAGGTTGTAATCTACGCATAATAGCGTCAGAGTATGTTTCGCCAGGATTAATGCCATAAGAAGGTAATTTAGATGTGTCTACACCAGGCTTACTTAATATATCATTAGCGTAATTTAAACCTCTGTTGGCTGTAGACATTAAGCCTTGATTTAACTGGGTTTGTTGATTATAAATTGCTTGTTGTTCTGGAGATAGTGTTTGAGTGGCTGTATACAGCGTATTGCCGTAAGAGTCAGTACCAGGATTAGCTGTGTAAGTTAAATTGCCGTATGGAGTTACTTGATTGGTACGATTAGCAGCAGCAGTAGCCCTTGCAGCTTCCACATTGCCAGCAGCAGTTTCTTTAGCAGCACCTACATAATCAGGTGGTGGCGGAGGGTCTGATTTATTGCAAAGTGATTGACCAGCAACGCCATTTAAAATCATTAATGTACTAAATTTTGAACTAAACATTATTTTTTACCCCAATTTAAAAATCTACAATTATCTCGCCACAATACCATGACGATTAAATCACCCTCTTTGCCAGCGTCTTTTAGTGTGGCTTCTACTTTAAAGCCAATGTGTTTGTTTAACTTTAATGCTTTTTCGTTAGTTGATTCTACTAAACCTGTTACTCGCAAGCATCCAAGTTGATTATATGAATAATCTGCAAAAGCAAACCAAAATGTTCTAGGTGGAGAGCCATCCATCCTTTGATGAACTATCATATTCCTGCCTGTATAGTTCTCAAAAGTTGCGCCAGCAATTAAATTTCCATCTTTTTCCCATCCTATTGCTTTCATGTCATTAACATAATGACCTGCTTTGTCCATCACCCAACGAGCTACATATTCGCCTTGAACTAACATTAAAGAATAGCACCGCCTTCTATAACAATGTCAGTTGACACCCATTTTACCTGTATGCCAGATGCAGCAGTCTTAACAATTGGAGCGCCATAGTATCCAACTCCATTTAGCCCTTGCCAGTTTTGCAATATAGACAATGCACCACCCCATGTACCAGCATCCCATAAAGCTGAATCCCATTTAGCAAAAGATGACGGATTAAATGTTAGTGAAGATGTTGGAATGTCTGTATTAAAGTCTATGTTAATGCCAGCGTAAATAGCTGGAGAACCATCAGTCCTAAATATAGGTCGGCTCATTGTAAAGCGTTTAAGATTACCAGCACTATTGAAATTATTAAAAGCTTGTAGACCTAATGCGGTAATGTTGTTGCCATCGTCAGCGTTAGTGTACCAAGCCCTAGCTACATAACCATTTCCACCAAAATAAGGCTCATCATTAAACATCTCCATGCAGTTGGCGTTCCAACCAGTGTAATTGCACCAAGAGCCTGTAATGGTGTTCATTACATATTGCTGTTGATTTTGACCTTCTTGCACAGGTACATTTACCCACAATTGATTGATTGTTGGTACATACATCAATTGCCAGCCAAAGTTTCCTGCATAATCTGTTACCGCAGCACTAATAGCGTATTGTATCTTGTCTGTAATGGCTACCCTAGGTTGAACCCTAGATGATTGTAAAGCGCCTGATAAAGGTACTACACCGTCTTGAGAGATAATAAGCATATCCCCAGCGTACTTGTATAGGCTTCTACGACCTACTGGCGCACCAATATCCCATACGCCTACCATAGCCCAAGTTGTTGTTGACGTAGGGTCTGTACCTTGATACACAATAATCTGACCTTTATTAGTCATGATTACATAGTGATCGTTTACGCCATTACCTGCATCAATTGTCCAAGTACCGTGAGCTACAATGTAACCGCCCTTAGTCATAAACGGAGCTACATCCACAGCAGCAACCGCACCAGCTATTGACTGAACTGGCAAGTACCATACCTTAAGGCTGTTGTTGCCAATAAAGAACTGTCTTTGAGCGTACAGTATAGGATCACGCAATGTAGTGGCTGTAACGCCTGTTATGGCAGGTGTAGACCATGTAGAGCCGTTATAGTTACGAGGTGCATCTACGCCATTGGCCATAGATAAAAAGTTACCGCCAGAGGTTGCAATGTTGCAATAGCCCCAACGTGAATTAGTTAACCCAGTAACCACAGCAGCGCCTACAGCGCCTTGAGATGTTGCATCGTATACATTGCCACCAGCGATAGCAAATAACTTGTCTGTGGCCGCTCCAGAGTATGCCATGAGCGTTTCTACTTGCCCTGTGATACCTGTTACGTGTTTTGCATAACCGTTACGCAAAGTAACCTCAGTTGTTGCAGGATACCAATTCTCAAGAATAACAGCGTCTGCTGGTTGCATTGAAGGCAATGCGTCCCTAGCGTTCCATCCACCTACTGGTGCTGGTAATGATACTGGCTGTGATACAGCTCTTTTAGCTCTAGCCATTATTAAGCTCCGTAATTAGCGTCTGGAATGTTCTCCCAACCAATTAGGACATTGGCTGTTCTTGGTGCTAGTGATAGTGTTGCTGAACCTGCATCGTTAGCTTTAGCGATGTTAAGTTGCATATCGTAATCACGTTGGAAGGCTGAAGTGTCAAAACCTTTTACTTCAAAGTATTTCTTTTTAAGCGCCAATACCATTAATCGGTTTGGGAATATGCAAGTGTCGCTATCTTGTATAAATTGAGTCTGACCAGCACCTGCTGCTGATGCTGCCCAATTACCTGAGATGTACTCAAAGCTTAAGTATTCGTTAGTAGATGTAAGTGGCCAGATTTGAAACTTCTGACCCATGATACGCCAACGGATACGAGGACCAGTTGAGATGTAGCTAGACTTCAGCCATTGCCATTGTTGAGGTGTTTCAGGGCCTAACATTTCCCAGCGTTTAGATTTGTCGTATTGTGTGCGATCTGTTATGCGATCAAAGCCTGCTGGCAAGTCATACATAACTTGACCAAATACATAGTTACCAGAACCGTCACTTGTAGCAGCGCTGTTGATTGTAACGCTAGTGCCTAACGCAGATACTACTTGTGTGCTTTGTATTACGCCTTCACCTTGCACTTGGAAGTTTTCTGCACCAGCAGCATTAATAAACGCTACAGTAGCAGGGTCTACGCCTGTAATTACGCTAGTGCCATACACGATAGCACCGTCTGATTGTGAGTATTGTGAATACCAATCGTACTCGGTATTCATGGCTTCCCATGGGTACTCTCTCGCAAGTTCGTTACCTGCTGCATTAATTAAGTAATACATTTGCACTACATCAGTTGCTGTGTTGCCAGCCACCGTATTAGGTATAGCCAAGCCCATTTCGGCTGCTGATTGTTGCACTAATTGCAAGAGAGTTGTTGCCATATTATTCCTCTAATTCCTCTGCCTTAGCCTTCTTAGGCGCAGCTTTAGGTTGATTCATTTTCTGAGCTAACTCTGCTAGTTGAGCCTTGACTGCTGCTAGTTCTTCATCACGCTTACGAAGCTCGTCTGCTTGTTGTTGAACTAATGCTGTGCCTTTGGCGCTAGATAAGAAAGCTTTTGCCTTGTCACGCAGAGCTAGTGGTGACATACCTGCTGCCATACCCATTGTACCTAATTGGGCGTCAGAGGCTTGTGCAACCTGCTCTACTGTGTAAAATTTAAAGTGTTTTAACTCAGCCGCTGAAGCTGCATTTAAAACTGGCCAATCGTGAAGCAATGTGCCTTCAATATCGCCATCTGTTTTCTCGTTCTGATACCTTGCCCATTGTATAGGGAAGCGGTCTTTATGTTCTGTTGCAGCAAAGGTGTCAATTACTGTGTGAGTGTTGCCTGGTACTTCTATTAAGATAAAGTCTGCCATCTCCATGATAGGACGGCCTTCTAATGCACTCTTGAACTCGTTACTTACTGCTCGTTGGTAAAACTTAACATTTAATCGTGAATCGGGGTTATTTACATCTGTGTCGTATTGCATTTGAATCTCCAAAGTGGTTTGGGGTTTGTAGATAACTCTCGGAATGAAAGCTACCTAGAAACCCACCTCCGAAGAGGTGAGAATCTTTTAGATTACACTGATGCTTCGCTGAACCAGCCATAGTCACCAGCGACCATAGCTACTGCTGGTGAGTCATAAGTACCACCAACGTTAGATGCAACAAATGTAGTTGCATTTACAGAACAGGTTGTATCTGAAGCGCTGATAGAATCACCAGCTACAGCGTATACATAACGCCTACCATCATTACCCCATACTTGAAGACCAAGTAATTGGTTGACAGGAGCGCCAGCAGTAATTTCTAATGCTGTTGTAGTGCCGTTTAAATCAATCCCAGCAAGTGGGGTTACTGAATATGCCATGTTATTTCCCCTTAAGCTCTAAGAACGCCACTGAATTGTGGACCTGAGCTAGTCATGTTACCAGCCCAACCGATTAATTTAACTACAGCGTCTTGGTTTACAGATTGACGCTCACCACCGATAGGGGCAAAGTTACGATCTGCATGAGGACGGAAGTAGATGTAATTAGTGTTCAAGAACCACATATGGTTTGCAGTTGCTTGAGAACCAATACCACCACCCAATACTACATCAGCAGATGTACCGCCACCGTAGAATTTCAATGATGCAAAGCCAGCAGCACCTTCATCAACAGATGTTACACGTTGAATAGCTTGCAATGAGTTTACATACAATGAGTAGTAGTTATTATCAGCTACAATCAAGTCAGCTTTGTCTTGACCACGAACTAGTTTAATAGCTAGTTGAGTCATGTAAGCTTGGATGTTTGCAGCAGAAACAGCAGCACCGCCATTGGTTACGCCAGAGAAAGCTTGGTTTTGCCAGAATGACC